TGGCAGTCTGGAGCAGGAAGTCGATCTGGATGGTTTTACCGGTGATGGCGAGGCGCCGACCAAGCGCTGCCCGCAGTGCGATGCCGAAGTGCCGATGGCCAGTCGCGAGTGTCCGCTCTGTGGCCACAGCTTTGCCAAGGCGATCGAGGAAGCGCGTCACCAAATCAGCGATTTTGTGATGACCGAAATCGATCTGCTCAAGCGCTCCAACTTCGCCTGGTGCGACCTTTTCGGCGACGACTGCGCGCTGCTGGCCACCGGTTTCAAAGCCTGGGCGGGTGTCTTCTTCCTGGGTGGGCGTTGGTACGCGGTGGGTGGTGCCGAAAAGTTGTCTCCTCGCTTGCTGGGTGCAGGGGAGCGCACGGTGTGTTTGGCCCAGGCCAATGACTGGCTCAACGACCAGGAAGTTGACGATGCCGCTCACAAGACCCGTCGCTGGTTGCAGGAGTCGCCCACACCTGGGCAACTGCGTTACCTGCCTGCGCCGCTGCGCGCGGATTTCAGCCTGACCCGCTATCAGGTCTCAGCGCTGTTGACCTTCCAGTTCAACAAGGCGGCCATTCAGCGCCTGGTTACCGCAGCCAACGATGCGGTGATGGCCGAGTTTCGGGAGGCTGCGTGAGATGTGCTGTGTGCGCCCGTCAAGCCAAAGGCCTGGGGTATTTCAACCCACGCTTACGGCGTTCCGACCCCCGCCGCTACAACGACCGGTGGGTGTTCTGCTCCATGCGGTGCCAGAACGTCTTCTCCCGACTGATGGAGCGCCTGACCCCGTTTCAGGAGGATGCCGTGATTGATCCCAGCGACATGGAGATCGCCGCCATGCAATCGGCACTGGCTCCCTTGGGTGAGTACGTCGCCTCCATCGGCATGGATCGCCCTTTAGCCGACTACGGCAAGGACGAAGTCCTGCGCCTGGTGGAGGTCGTGGTCGACGCCTATCAGGCCCACATGTTGGCCGAGCACGAACGCATGGTCGAGCGCGATCGCACTTTCTTTGAACAACTCGCCAGCCGCAAGGCCACTGCCAGCACGGGTGGCGATCACCACAGGATTCCATTTTGATGATCGACCTGAACCATCAACCCAAATTTCACGAGCAGGTGTCAATGCTGCTGGATGCAGCCTTGCAAGCCGAGCGCAGCCAGCAGGCCCGCCGGCGCTATCTGGGCGCCTCACGCCTCGGTGTGCCCTGCGAGCGCGCCCTGCAATACGAGTACGTCGACGCGCCGGTGGACGACGGTGCCGAGCTGCCGGGTCGCACGCTGCGGATCTTTGAAGTCGGCCATGTCATGGAGGACCTGGCCATTCGCTGGCTGCGCCTGGCTGGCTTCGACCTCTACACCCGCAAGCAGGATGGCGAGCAATTCGGCTTCTCCGTCGCGGGTGGCCGTATCCAGGGGCATATCGACGGCGTGATCGCTGGTGCTCCTGCCGACCTGGATTTGTCGTTTCCCATGCTCTGGGAGTGCAAGACCATGAACGACAAACACTGGCGCGACACCGCCAAAAAGGGCGTGACCGTGACCAAGCCGATCTACGCCGCGCAAATGGCGATCTATCAGGCGTACATGGAGCCGAGCATTCCTGGCATCGCATCTCAGCCTGCGTTGTTCACCGCCATCAATAAGGACACCCAGGAGCTTTGGTTGGAGCTGGTGCCGTTTGATGCAGCGCTTGCGCAGCGCATGTCTGATCGCGCTGTCAAAGTCATCCAGGCGACCGAGGCTGGTGAATTGCTGCCGCGCGTGGCCTCTGAGCCGAGTTTCTACGAGTGCAAGTACTGCGCCTGGGCGCGTCGGTGTTGGCGCGAGCAGGGTGTGAGCGCATCGGGGGTGAAGTCATGAATGCGCGTCTTCCTCAACCCGTCATCGAGGCATTGACGGTGACCACTCGTCGCCAGAAACCCCTGATCGGTGCATCCCTGCTGGAGCGTCTGCTACTTCGCCATGTCGCTGTCGTGTGTCCGGAGTCGCGACTGGTCGTGGCTGTCATCAAACAGGCGTTCATTGACCTGTGTTCGCCCTCTAAACATCTGCGCACTGAGGCTAGACGTTTCTTTCGAGACGGGCGCCTGGAGCTGTGGTGCGACCAGGTCGGTCTGTCCCCCAACTTCATGCGAGAGATCGCGACCAAGGCTGGCTACTTGAATCCATCAGACACCGATGAAGGAGGTGTCCATGCTTGATTTCAACGACCAAGAACCCGCAGCTCCATCACCCAGCGGAAATTCCGAGCGGGATGAACTGCGATCGGCCTTGATGGCAAGGCTCGAGGGCGTGCTGTTTGCTTTATTTCCGGCGGGCAAGGTGACACACGGCAAATTCGTCGTTGGCGATGTGCTGGGCAGTCCAGGTCGCAGTCTGGAGATCGAGCTGGATGGTGAACGGGCGGGCCTGTGGATCGACCGCGCCACGGGTAATGGTGGCGATGTCTTTGCGCTCATCGCTGCGCACCGCCATTGGGACACGCATCGTGATTTCGCGGCCGTCCTCAGCTTCGCCCGGGAACTGCTCGGCCGAGCGCCCGCCGTGTCACCCGCCAGACGCAAGGCAAGCGCGCCGGTGGATGAATTGGGGCCAGCCACCGCCAAGTGGGACTACCTGGCCGCCGACGGCAGTCTGATTGCCTGCGTGTATCGCTATGAGCCCAGTCCTGGACGTAAGGAATTCCGCCCTTGGGATGCCAAGCGTCGCAAAATGGCGCCGCCCGATCCGAGGCCGTTGTTCAACCAACCTGACATTGCTCATGCCGACCGGGTGATTCTGGTCGAGGGCGAAAAATGCGCCCAGGCCTTGATCGACGTGGGCCATTGTGCGACCACCGCGATGCACGGTGCCAACGCACCGATCGACAAGACAGACTGGTCACCCCTTCATGGCAAGCATGTCCTGATTTGGCCCGACCGCGACAAACCCGGCTGGGAGTACGCGATGAATGCCGCCGAGGCGGTCATGGCAGCAGGTGCCCAGCAATGCGCGGTGTTGATGCCGCCGTCCAATCCTACGGCGCAAGACCCCCAAGGGAGTGCGGATGGCTGGGACGCAGCCGACGCCATTGCTGAGGGCTTTGATGTGGAGGCCTTCCTTGCCCACGGTGAGCGCATCCAGTTCCAGCCTTCAACGCCAGACACCACGCAGACAGCGGATCCGACCGAGCAATCGGTGTGGGCCACCGAAGACGCACTGGCGCTGACTTTCTCGGGTCGGTACGCCCAGGACTGGCGCTATGTCGCGTTGTGGGGAAAGTGGGTGTTCTGGACTGGCAAGCGCTGGCAAACCGAGGAGACTCTGGCGGCGCACCACCTGATGCGCCAGATCTGTCGGGAGGCTGCCCTCAAGGCTGATTCTCACCGGGTGGCCGCCAAACTCGCCAGCAGTGGCACGGTGGCTGGCTTGGAGCGGCTCGCACGCTCCGATCGGCGTCATGCCGCCACCGCCGACGAGTGGGATGCCGACCCCTGGCTGCTCAACACGCCAGGCGGCGTGGTGAATCTCAAGAATGGCGTGCTGCGCTCCCACGACCGTCTGGACCGACTGACCAAGATCACGACGGCCACCCCCGCGGGTGATTGCCCCACCTGGCGGCAGTTCATCCATGAGGTCACGGGCGGTGATCAGGCACTGCAAGCCTATCTTGCCCGGATGGCAGGGTATGCGCTGACTGGATCCACACGCGAGCACGCGCTGTTCTTCCTGTACGGCACGGGTGCCAACGGCAAATCGGTGTTCGTGAACACCCTGGCCACCATCCTGGGGGACTACGCCACCAACGCGCCCATGGACACCTTCATGGAGACGCGCACCGACCGGCACCCAACCGACATGGCGGGTCTGCGCGGCGCGCGCTTCGTGGCGGCCATTGAGACCGAGCAGGGCCGACGTTGGGCTGAGTCCAAGGTCAAGAGCCTGACCGGGGGCGACAAGATCGCCGCGCGTTTCATGCGCCAGGACTTCTTTGAGTTCTTTCCGCAGTTCAAGCTCTTCGTGGCCGGCAACCACAAGCCCGCGATCCGCAACATCGACGAGGCCATGCGACGGCGCTTCCACATGGTGCCGTTCACGGTGACCATCCCCAAGCCGCGGCGCGACAAGACCCTCACCGACCGCCTGCTGGCCGAGCGCGACGGCATTCTCGCGTGGGCCCTCCAGGGATGCCTGGACTGGCAGCGACAG